GGAGCTTCATTTACTGTAACCACCTGGATTACAATAGTACCTTGACTCGATTTCGATTTCCTCGGAGGAGAAGGTGAATCTGTCGCCTTGAGAACAACATACCATATTCCCACTTGAGTAATCTCTGGAGTCCATTGAAGCCTCCAATCATTAGCATCATTGATAATATACACACCTGGAGGAGCATCCACTATTGTTATCACAAAAGGGTCATCTTGAGGGTCTGTGCAATTTATATCTACAATCATAAAATCTGTTGCTTCAATTGACACACCACCCAGTTTCTTCCCAACTATCTGATTAGGTTCGTATGGAAAAGGTATCTTACCAGGCGAAAATATTATAGAAGCTGACACCACAATACTTGCAAATACCAAAATCATACCCATTAATAACACAATTCTTTTTCTCATTTTCTTTCTCCTTTCAATCATTATTATTCTTTCTTAATTCCCTTAGTTCCCTCTGCACCCTTTTACAATGTGCTTGTATTCTCACTTCACGTTCTGGTGTAAATACCTGTTCACCACCTATAGTTAGTGAATGATAAACATCACCACCCCTAAAACTTCTCATTCTATTACACCCTAAACCCTCCCCAAAATTGAAATCGAAATCCGTTTCGAAATCTCTCATGAGTTATTTCCTTAATATCTTTATAAATCCATTAAAAAGGAAAGAGAGCAAGATTTTGATAACATTGCACAAAGAAAGCAAGTATCTCATTTGTAGCATCCCCTTCCATTTATATTATAGTAAATTAACAGTATAACCTCAAAATAAAAAAATAAAAATATCTTCTCTCATTTAGGTTATCCTTTCTATTCATTATTATCTAAACGAACTTCTTACCTCGCTTTTTATATTCTCAATAATCACCGTTAATTTTTTATCAAGGCTCTCCAACGAGAAACGACCATCAATAACAAGGTCATCGCCAGTTTCCATATAAAGAGGCTTACCACACAGACAATCAACCTCTGGTTCATTTTTGAAAACATCTAAAATCTCTCTAACCTCTGAAATCATTATTCCCCTTTCTATTCTTCCTCTACAATTTCCTCTTCTTCCTTGATTGAATCTCCTTCACCCTCATCCATCGAAGTTTTAATATACAATTCAGCAGCCTTTATAATCACATCTGCATCTTCCTCACTTATCTTCATAACCATTGTAAAGTATTCCTTGGGCGGGAAAATCTCATCGACACTACCCATAATATATTTAGCAAGTGCTTCTGTCTTTTTAACAGCTATCTCAGCAACCTCCTTTTCACCTGGAGCATTCAAATCCGGCCATTCGATAAAATACTCCTCAACCTCTGGTATTATACCAAGAACAATCAACCTGTCAATCAGCAACCTAATCAACATCGGTGAGATATAATTCTCCTGCCTCTCTGATATTCGCTTATTCCACGTTTCCTTATCCTCAGTTGATGCCAGGTGGGCAGCTTCACTTCCCAAAAAGATACGATATGGAATACCTAAAGTAGCACATATATATTGTAACTGCACCTTAATATGAGGTTCCGGGTCTTCTATCTGTGGCTTCAACTCCTTTATTTTTACACCTTCCAATGACAACCATCTCTGCAAACCATCCTGATAATCCTTTACTTGTGCTTTCAAAGCCGTCCTATCAGGGTCAGTAAGTGTTGCTCCCTCATCAAGCTCTAATGCAAAACCAGGAAAACCCCCTTTCCAAAACATTTCACCACTTCCAGCAACTATTTTCCTCAAATCTAATAATCGATTATAAACAGGCCTCATTCTTGGAATACCACATATTTCAGAAGTCTCCCTATTATCTACTATATGCAAAACCCTTGTCCAATGAATTACTTTAGATTCTTTACTGGTCGTTCCAGATATACTATTCTCAAAACTAACAGAATAGGTTACTGGAAGACCATACCGAGGTGATGAAATATCCACTTCTTTTGTTTTAATTGAAACCACTGATTCATCAAAAGGTCTTAGATACAATAATTCATACTTATTTTTACCAGCAGTCTCACCTGTAACAGGATTTATACCTTTTATTGGCTGCCACAATTTCTTCCCATCATTTATACCTAAAAGCAAAACACCAAAGCGACCAATACCAGACAATACATCAATACGATGCAAATAATGAAATAAATGCTTTTCCTTTTCTAAATCCTTCCATTCCTTCTCAAAATCAGTTTCCTCAACTTCCTGATTCTCCTCTATCTTAGGCAGCATTGCCCAACTCTCATCAGGCATCAACTTAACTATTCTTGTACCAATACCCTCCCTATCATACATTGCCTTATAATCAGACATAACTAAGGCTTTAGGATATCCACATTCATAGTTTATATTCTTATTTGGATTAAGTAAATATTCTAAAGCCAATCTTCTTGATGAAGCAGCATTTTGTAGAATTCGCTGTAAAACAACTAATCTCTCATTAGATGTTAATTTCTTATTGGTTTTTATTGGATTTTTCTTCTTTGTTTTTGCCATTATTTACCTCTAATTTTTACTTGTCTTTGCCAAACAACAACCTATAACTCTTATCACTAAGAAAATGGAGTTTACCTGCTCTGAATTTCATACTCTTCCAATTATCTATAATCCTTAATCTTTGTAAAAATGAACTACCAAAAATAGAATCAAAACTTGACCACCACTCATTATTTACCCCAAACCTTTTAGTTCTGAAAATAAGATGAATACCTATTTTCCAATGTTTAAGCATATATTTCAATCTCGCTCCCAATTTATTCAGCTTAACAATTACCATAATGTTTTTCCTTTTCAAACTCTTTTACTGCTTTCTCTGTAATTTTACTCAATTTCCTCAAGAGTAAATAAAATTTCAACATCTGTATCAGGTTTATCTAAATCACCAAACGAAAGAACAGCCAATTTTTGGATTTGAGAATCATTTATACTATCACCTGCTTCCCAATCAATTGATGCTGCACACTTTCTCTTTTCTGAAACTCTAACTTTGATATCCATTATTTATCTCTCCAATTTCTATACACAACATTCAAAAGAAAACCAATAATTATACATATCACTAATCTTTCCTCCATCATTTACATCCTCTTAATAACCTTTATAATATGGTAAGGCAAAAATAAAACAATGATAATAACAATATTTTCAAATAATCTGCATATTCTCATTTTATTCTTTTCTCATTCATAATCAAAAAAACAATGGTGGAGGATAAGACTGCATATAAACCTCATCCTCATTATTCGTAGAGTCCTCCCAATCTCTCCGACCGTCTTCAATAAATAAACCCAATACTCGCCATCCATATCTATAATAATCAGTACCACCTTGATAGTGAGATATTCGAGTTGCTTTACATATTAACCATTTAGGTAGGCGTTTCATTATCTATTCCTTACCAATTATATATTTCTTCTTCAGAATCGTAGCTTTATTCATAAACCACTTCCAAGGCATATTACCCTTCTTTCTCCAATATCCATTTACTAATCTTAATCTACTTACCTTACTCATACTTCATCCATATTCTCCCATGGCTTCAAATTCATATTGTTTCTCTCATTTCCCTACAATGCATACTCCAATGTCTACAAACCTTTTTGAAAAGAAATTTATTTACTGGGCCTCCTTCTACTTTTCCTAAATCTGTTTTGCATCTGAAACAAAAATACCCATTTCCCTCTTCAGACAGTGGTCTTGGTGCTACTTCAATCATCCTAAATCCAGAAATATGATTATTCATACTTTATCCTTCTTATAAAAACACACCGGCACGTTTCTTCGATGTCAACATATTAAACGCACCTGAACCAGAATCCGCCTGGTCTTTATATTTGCTATTCGGAAAGAACTTCAATTCATCTAAAAGAGGAATATTCCATTCCGCTCTAACCATACTCACATTACCCATATTTACTTGAACTGAGAACGGGTCTGCCCTCAATTCCTTACTACTATCAGAACCACTTGGCTTATCTATTCTTACTATCCAACCTGCGAGGTTCTTCACTGTATTCTCAGCCGACTCCTTCCCACCTGAACCTGGCTCCTGTTCTATCCCAATAACAACTTCTTTCCCATCTATCTCTGCTGTTTGTTTTATTGTACTCTCCCTAACTTCACTTGACCACCGACCTCTTATTACATCAAGTATCCAAAATCGTTTCTTTCTATCCAATCCCATCAGAAATCCTACTGTCCAAGCACCTTTGCCACCTTTCGTTCCAGCCTTATCCCAATACCGTACTCTCTGCACCCATCTATCCTTCTCTGGAATATCTATTACAATCCTTTCCGTCTTAAACATACCACCACCAGCAGGAACAGGATTTTGCATAAATTGCCCTGCATAGAAATAATCGCCACCTGTTCTCTTCTCCTGCAAAACCTTATGACCAAGGCGAACGGTATCCATCAAACCATTCTTATAATATCTACGCAAAAACTTTGGCTTAATATCCTTTGATTTCTCTGCTGGAAGACAAATATGTCTCAATCGTAATGGTGCATCAACTTCCCCTTCTAAGATTGCTAACCTCTGTGCTTCCTTCGCTCGGCTTATTATATCAGCAGTAGGGTCATCCTGATGTAATCTTTGCATAATAAGTATAGTGGGAGTTTTGGCTTGGTCAACCTTTCTCTGTGACAATGTATTTCTCATCCAATCATTCGCATTCTTCAGCTCCACTTCTGATACTGCTTTCCTCGGGTCAATAGGGTCATCAATTCCTATTATATGTCCATGAAGACCAGTAACACCTCCACCTGTAGAAGTGGAATATCGCCAACCTCCCTTTGTATTCTGATGATAAGTCTTACCCGACTGGTCTTGTCGCAGCTCTATTTCTGGAAAACAAGCCCTGTATTTATCGCTCCAAATAATATCTCTACTCTTCCTCCCAAAATCCACAGACAATTCTTTTTGGTGGCTACCTCCAATATATTGCAAAGTAGGCATTCTCGTCCAACACCACGGAACAAACATTATCGAACAAATAGTTGACTTGGTTTCTCCTGGTGATATGTTTATAACCAAATCATTCTTTTTGGGCAAACCCAGGAATACAAGTTCTGCCACCTTTTGAATTTCATTACACAAATATTTCACATGCCAATTCCAAATAGGCTTCTCAGTTACAACCACACTCCAAAATTCTTTCACAAATTCATAATATGATTCCTTACAAATACTTGCTATCAAATCAGATTCATCAAAAGATAAATTGGACAAGTTCATATTGCCCTACTCTCTATTTGCTTCACTGGCAGTGGAGTTTCTATATTACTATTCCTAACCTTATTCAAAAGCCATTTACGCTCTTTAAGAGTAAATTTCATAGCATCAATATTAATTACATTATGTCGTATTTCTCCTGACACCTCAACTCCAACAGTTTGACCGTATCCCCTTTTTCGATTATATGTTTGATTAGCAGCAATAGTCGCAGGAACACATCCACCTGCCACTAACATAACCAAATGTTCCTCAAAAAAGTCACCTTTTATCTGTCCCAATTCCTCTATCAATCCCAGGAATTCAGGGTCTTTTTTCCACAGTTCAAAAGCAGAACGACTTATATTCACTTTTCGCAAAGCAGCACTAAATGAAAAATTGCTGGATACCCACGCTTGGACAAACATCTGTTGACGCATTCGCTTCCCCCTATCTGACAATATGGCTTCAATCCTCTCCACTCCGTTTTTAAGTGAATCACATCTATCTATTTTATGCCAAACCTCCTTCGCATCTGCTGATAATCGACCCACAACAAAATCTCGATATGAGAAAGTAGAACCATCCTCCTTCTTGAAAAACTTTCTCCCTCTCTTTACTGCCATCCTAAACTGCTTCTTTTTACTTTCCCATCTCCTAAAAGTCTCAAGTGAAATACCCAAGACTTTAGCCATCTTTCTTTCAATCATCCCTCCTCTCGCCAAGTCATATACTATAAAAATGAATTCATCTTTCCAGATTGACTTACCACTCATACAAAGACTCCTTTCTTTATCTACCTATAAATATACTATTCTTTGCAGAAAGTAAAAGGGAAAAAATCACAAACCAGAAAACTATATAAACTTTATATAGTAA